TACAGGTGTGGCAGTCGTTGATGAAATCGAGCGTAGCTACGCTTACAAGTATATTCTATCGATTGCAGATGATGGTAACAATGCAACCGGTGTGGCCACTCTTGATGATACCAACGGGGTTGCTGTTGTCAACCTCACGAACAGGGGAAGTGGATACGCTAGCGCACCTACTGTCACATTCAGCGCTCCAACTCAAGCTGCGCGTACCGGTGCAATCACAGTGTTTACTGATAGTAATACAATTACTTCAGTAGAAATTGTCGATAGTGGTAATTTTTATTTAGATTATCAAGATGTTATAAACTTGAATGGCCAAATTATTCCAGCAACTGAATTTGCTAAATTTGGAAACAATTCATTGAGACACGACAGTGCAGGTGCAAGGACGATTGCTGCAACTGTAGTTACAAACGTACAGGGTGATAGTGAATTTTCCACACTAAACAATCGGTCGGTTATACGTTTGTTTTACTGGGCAGAAAGTTCTGGTCAGGCTTACAACAGTTTGTATGGTACACCAGTTGCGCAGGTATACCACCGTACATCAGACAACAAACTGGTGTACACCGATGGTACTGTTGAAGTGGTTAGTTCGCAAACTCTAAAGGTGTATGATTCGGCCGCCGACAGTGGTTTTTGGAATTATCTTGATATCCACACGCTAAACGACAAAATAAAGATTAACATTAATGGTGAAAGCGGAGAGATTCAATCACTTAGCGCTATCCCAACAATAAGCGTAGGAGATGTTGTTTACCTTGGAGCTCCTGCAGGCGCAGAGTTAAATGATAGTGTCACACAAAGCTTCAAAGGGTATCTCGATCATTTTGTCAGTATCAGATCAGAAGACACTGAATTTAGGTTCGCAAATCCAATCCCGGTCAACACAACCCAGATGCAGCGGGACGAAGACACATTGAAGCTTAGTGAGTTTGAATTAACATTCGACAACATTGCTCCTGTTCTTTCCGCAAATCTTACCCGCGGGCGAATATCATCAGTGACTGTAGAAGAGGCTGGTTCTGGTCTGAGGAATGCAAGTTATGTACTAACAATTCCTGCACCATCAGGTACAGCAGCAAATTTTACAGCAACAGGAGAAGCAATTATTCTAAATGGCGTAGTCGCTGATATTAATGTATTGTTTGGGGGATCGGGATACGCTACACCTCCGACAGTAACAATTTCGCCTGTTGGTTCAAACGTAACTTTTGAACCAGGTGACAAAGTATATCAAACGTTGTCTGATGGTACTGTAGTCGAGGCTGAAGTTGCCAAATATACCGATTCTGATTACAAAATTCATGTTATTAACCTACAGAGTAGTGATGGTAAATACCACGACTTTGTTACAGGTTTATTGGTGCACAAAGATTCTGCAAATGGAAATATAAGTGTTAATATTGCATCTATAGAACAAGACAATCAGTTGTCGCAGAATGAGCAAAATGATGCGTTTAGTACAGAAGTCGCTGATTTTCTTGACTTTACAGAGACTAATCCATTTGGTGACCCGGAGAATAATTAATGTTTGGTAGTCATTTTTATCACGAACGAATTCGCAAAGCAGTAGCTACTTTTGGCTCACTGTTTAATAACTTGTGGGTGGTACGTAAAGACGCATCCGGTAAAACTCTGAATCAACAAAAGGTACCACTATCATATTCTCCATCAGATAAGTATCTTCAACGGATCAGAGAAAACGCAAGTCTTGTCAATGATATGAAGGTTGCAATAAAGCTACCTCGTATGTCGTTTGAAATGATATCGTTGGCGTATGATCCAACACGGATGTTGCCAAAGACGGGAAACATTTCAGTTGCTGGTACGGACAACACAAAAAGAAAAAAGATATTCAATACCGTTCCGTATAACATTGCTTTTCAGTTAAACATTTATGCAAGGTCGCAGGACGATTGTCTACAAATTGTCGAACAAATTCTTCCTTACTTCAGTCCGCAGTACACCGTAACAATCAAGCCGTTGGAGGACTATCCTTCTGTCACAGAGGATGTGCCAATTGTTCTCAATGGTGTGTCATTTGTTGATGAGTATGAAGGTGCGTTAGAAGAAAGACGAACAATTATATACACACTTGATTTTGAGATGAAGTGCAACTTTCATTCGGATATTACTGAGAGTTCAATTGTTCGTAAGGCAATCAACAATATCTACCAAACAGCTGGAGGAATTCAAGGCGAAGATCTCCAGTCATCTCGTGTGACGTTGTTACCAGATCCCAATGATGTGTCACGTGATAGTGATTTTGGTTTCACACAGATTGTGCAAAAATACGAGGATCTGTTTGCTGCAACATATGCATTGACCATGTCAGCTGAACCTGCTGAGGGTTTAGCCACGTTGAGCTCGACATATGGTGTAGCAAGCATTACATTGGCAGATTCTGGTTCTGGTTTTTCTTTTGAACCAGAAGTTATTATTAGCAGCCCTCCAGATGCGATAACTGCAACAGCAGTAGCTATATTAGATTCTGCCACTCGACGGATCACTAGAATTGACCTAATTGATAGTGGTACAAATTATTTGACAACTCCAGTTATAGCTATAGCAAGCCCATCGATTGCAACGACAGCAACTGCTACTGCTACCCTCGACGGTAGTCGAATTGGTAGTATCACAGTGACAGGTGCCGGCACGAATTATGATGGACGAGATTCAGCGCCTACTGTAACTATATCTGCTCCGGATGTAGGCGACAGCGCAGCGGTTGCAATTGCTGTCGTCAATGACAGTGGTGTTATATCGGCTATCCGACTTACAGATTCAGGCAATGGTTACAGCTTAGCTCCAACTGTTACTATACAAGCTCCACCAGCTGCTGTAACAGCTCAAGCAGTGGCAGTAGTTAGTGATCAACAAATCTCATACATTAATTTAACTGATAGTGGGACAAATTACTATTCAGCTCCCTCAGTTTCTGTTGCAGCTCCTCCAGGAGCGACACAAGCCACAGCGACAGCTACAATTAACATTGTTGGACAGCTAACTGGAATCACAATAACAGATCCAGGGAGCAATTACAGAACAACACCAACAGTTTCAATCACCAATCCAGTTCCGTTTGAAAATGAACAATATACAGATAGTGAGCAAGTGACGTTGACGTTCTCTGATGGTGTTATTGTCACAGCTTTTGTCAAGAGCTGGAACGATTCTGATAATATTTTAACCATAGATAACTTAAGCGCTAGCGATAATGGTTCGCGTAGTTTAGTGACAGGATTAAACGTTGTTGGTCAAACATCAAACAGCAGCTTGATCATTTCTTCAATTATAGAAGGTGACAAAGGATTTTAGTTATGGCAGATTCAGATCGTAATGTAGACGACGATTATGAATTCTCTCGCGCGACCTATTATGAGTTGATCATGAAGGGTAAAGAGGGATTGAATGATATGCTTGCTGTTGCTGCAAGCACAGAACATCCGCGCGCCTATGAAGTACTTGGTAACATGATCAAGCAGATTAGTGATGTAAACGATCGATTAATGGATCTTAATAAGAAGCGTAAGGATATAAAGAAAAAAGATGAACCGCTGGCATTACCTAATGGAGGCGTTACAAATAATAATTTGTTTGTCGGTTCTACTACTGATCTTCAAAGACTTCTTCTAGAAAAACAAAAGGGCACTATAGACGTATCTAATGAGTGAAACATACCTCGGTAATATTAATGTCAAGCGTGACGGGGTAATACAAAACTGGACTACGGACGAGATACTTGAATACTCTAAGTGTCTTGAAAGCCCACAATACTTCGCACGCACATACTGTAAGGTCATTTCTCTTGACCGGGGATTAGTATCGTTTGATCTTTATCCATACCAGGAAAAGATGTTCGATCACTTTAACACAAACAGATTCTCTATTGTCCTTGCATGTCGACAATCAGGTAAGTCAATTAGCTCTGTTGCGTATATTCTTTGGTATGCGTGCTTTCATCCCGAACAAACAATTGCTGTTCTTGCAAACAAGGGTGCGACAGCTCGAGAAATGCTTGCGCGGGTTACTCTCATGCTTGAGAACTTACCGTTCTTTCTGCAGCCTGGATGTAAGGCACTAAACAAGGGTTCGATTGAGTTTAGTAACAACAGTCGTATCATCGCAGCTGCTACATCTGGCTCTTCAATTCGTGGTATGTCCGTCAACCTACTATATCTCGATGAGTTTGCGTTCGTTGAGCGAGCTGCTGAATTCTACACATCAACATACCCTGTAATTTCATCTGGTAAGAGCACAAAAGTAATTATTACATCGACAGCCAATGGTCTCGGCAATACATTCCATAAGATCTGGGAAGGTGCTGTTCAAGAAACAAATGAGTTCAAATCATTTCGTGTTGATTGGTGGGATGTTCCTGGTAGGGATGAGGCTTGGAAGCAACAGACAATTGCTAATACAAGTCAGTTACAATTCGACCAAGAATTTGGAAACACATTCTTTGGAACGGGTGACACTCTAATTGATGCGAACACTCTTATGGAATTAAGAGCAGAGGCACCGATAGAAATGCTAGAGAGCAACTGTGTAAAAGTGTATAAACAACCCGTCAAAAATCATGACTATGTTATCACTGTCGACGTTAGCAAGGGTCGTGGGCAGGATTATTCTACGTTTAACGTGATCGACATTAGCACTCGTCCTTTCGAACAGGTTGCTGTATATCGCAACAATACTATCTCTCCGCTTCTGTTCCCTGACATTATCTATAAGTTTGCAAATGTCTACAATCAGGCTTATGTAATTATTGAATCTAATGATCAGGGGTCGCTAGTAACCAATGGCCTGTATCACGATCTTGAATATGAGAACATGCATGTAGAGTCTGCTATTAAAGCAAATGCCCTTGGTGTGGAAATGAATAAGAAGGTCAAGCGTATTGGTTGTTCAGGATTCAAAGACCTGTTGGAGAACCGAAGACTTAAGATTGTCGATGACCAAACAATTATTGAAATATCAACGTTTGTTGCTAAGGGACAGAGCTTTGAGGCGTCGGATGGAAACCACGATGACTTGGTTATGAACCTTGTTATGTTTGGTTATTTTGTTACGGGAAATTATTTTGCAGACATGACGGACATCAATCTCAAAGAATATATGTTCAAACAAAAGATGAGAGAGATTGAAGAGGATATTGTTCCTTTTGGTCACATTGATGATGGGTCTGAGTATGAAGAAGAAAGACAATCTAGAGAACAGCTCGCCCAATGGGGAATTTACCGTGACGGGGACGAAAATTGGTAACTTATAAATAATAAGAATTGACAACAATCGTATCATGAAAAGCTTATCATTTAACTCAAAAAAGGAAGAGAGTCATGGCAATTTTTACACCGTCTGAGTCTCCAGCTATTATAACCAAAGAGATTGACCTAAGCGGGGTTGTACCTAACGTACAATCTACTACAGGTGCGATTGTTGGTAACTTCCGTTGGGGACCTGTAGAACAAGTCGTTGACGTAGCCAATGAAACAGAATTAGCTACTAAATTCGGCAACCCAGATACATCAACTGCTGTATCGTTTCATGAGGCTGCATATTTCTTGCGGTACTCTGGTAGTCTTAAAGTAATTCGTGTAGCAACCGATTCTGCTGTAAACGCTGCTGTTGGTGACAGCGATAGTATTAGCATTACAGCTCCCACAATCAATAACGATACAGACTGGGACAACACAAAAGCAACACATGCTAGCAGTAATCTAACATTCATTGCAAGTTATCCTGGTGAGCTAGGTAACGGCATCACAGTTTCAATTTGTCCTCCTAACAGCAGCGCCTTCAATGGTTGGAGCTATAGGACAAATTTCGACGCCGCTCCAGGCACATCGACTTATGCTGCGGATCGTAGCGCTACGTTGGACGAAGTCCACGTTGCAATCGTTGATTCTGACGGCACTCTATCTGGTACAGCAGGTACTGTACTAGAAACGTATCCATTTGTATCGGTAAACACAGACGCTAAAAATGCTGATGGTTCTACTAACTATGCGTTAGATGTAATCAACAATGCTTCCGAGTATGTCCGTATGGCTTCTTGGCCAGCTGCTCATTGGGGTGCAAATGCTGGTGCTGCTGTTTCGGCAGGCGCGCAGATATCTGCTACTACAGTGCAAGATCTATCACTTCACAGTGGTTTAAATTCTGGTGCCCTAACAACCACCGAGTACTTAACAGGCTTCGACTACGTTGAAGATGTTGATACAGTTCAGGTAGACTTTTTGATTGCTCCAGGTTTAAGTTCTGCAGCTGATCAGGCTACCGTTGTAAACGATCTT